CTTCATGAGGTGCTTGATAAGCATTAAGTCCGATCAAAGCGGCTACTTTTGAGGCTGAAATTTCTGGAATATAAAGCATTCTTAACATATATCCAACAGTTTACAACTTCAAGATTCCGTTTTATGTAAAACTTCTTTGCATTCGAACAATCGCATCAATCCATCCAGGCATTCCTTGTAACACATTGGAAACTGCTATGGTATTTCCTGTAACGACTGTAGCATCAAATGTAGTTCCTTCACAGACAATTACAATTGCGGCAAGTAATAAGTGCTGTTTTGATTTGGCTTCTGTCGGACTCCACCGCAGACAATACATCTTGTAGAGGACATCGATAACGGGTCGTGCGTGTGCTTGAGTTTGTTTGCGAACAGCATCCCAAAAGATCCAAACTGGGTGTGCTCCGTGTGGTTCTGAAACGAACTCATCAAACCTGTTTGCAAAGATAAGTGCCTGTTTAGTCTGTTTCTTGTGTTCTCGGCAGTAAGCGAAGACCCAAGCCATCCAATATAAGGCTCGGGTGACATCTCGGACATCGGATCGCAAACAATACACGAACTCGTTGAGAGGAACCGCAATTGGAAGTGGATCCGCGGGACGAATTGTGAGACGCCCAAATAACTGCGAGGGAGCCTTGAGATGTTCTTGAATGGTCTGAGGGTCAAAATCATGCACGGGCTTGATTGTTGGAAGTGAAGGCAATTTATTTTTGCGACACAATGAAAGAGTAGCAGCGACTTCGCAAATAATTTGACGAACATCTGGATTGTTACGTATAGAGGTCATGGTTCCAACTGTAAACACTTGTTCAATCGGAGCATATCGTTCATACGCGGATGCTAAATACAAAAAGACATTTGGATTCGCTCGGTTAATATGAAGTGCCGCAGCATCAAAGAGCGTTGCCCATAAACTATGAACTAATCCTGAACACAATAGTTCAAGAGACCAATAACATGCGTAATCCGCATGACCGAGTTGCACGTTCTGAAGGAGAACCTTCACAACATGTGTTCGTGGATGTCCACAAAAGGTTGTTTTTTGAAAATCGGCAACTGTGCGTGGATCTGAGACCTCCATTACACTCTAGCAGGAGGAGCACGGGGAACAACTAACGCATAGTTTCTAAAAAAGTTATCATAGTCACTTGAAGTATTTTGAACTGGAGATGTTTTATTGAACGATTTCTTTATTAAATATCGAACTGCAAGGAACACTGCTATAAAGGTCAAAATTATCATTAACCAATTCAAAATACTGTCAATGGTTGAAGTTGCTTGTTGAGCCGTTTCAATCTGTTTCTTTTTGTTGATATTCATTTGATTTCGAATTGCGTCCAATTGTCGTTGAAATGCAGAGACTGAATATTGTAGGTCATCTTTTACAGTCAGAACTTTGTCCTTGATTCCATTCACAGTTTCAATAGTTGATTTATGTGTATTGATTTGTTGAGCAAGTTCTGAATAGTATGTAAGGTAATTTTGAATGACAGGTTGAGATTCTACCTTTCCAATACGAGTCTTTTCATCATTGATCCACGTATCGCCCTTAATGAGAGTATAATAGGCAATCCTTGCTTGTTGATAGGCGTCTGGAGCAACATCACGTGCGTTTTCTGCTGCTTGAAGAGCATTGAAAGCAGTATTAATTTTAGTTTGCTTATCAATGTTTGCATCCGCAACTGCTAATGCGTTATTGAATCGATTGATCTCCCCATTATAGACTTGACTATTAGGAAGAACAGTAGGATCCGCATTGATCGGTGGTTGACCTTGTCCTCCAGCCATATACATAGGTACCGGAGTCACAGGGACTCTAACTGTTTTATCACCTTTGTGTGTACAAAACATTGTACTGCCAGTTGATGACATTTCGTAATTTTTTCCTTCAGGACATGGAAGTACACATGTCATTCCATTTGGAGAGGGTACAAACCCAGATGGACACGATAGAGAAGATCCTGCTCCCATTATCTACTACTTAGATAGAATCCAATGGACACGCCTACACAAAGAGTTAAAAAGACAAGATTGGTTGCATAGGCGGGCGGTACAGCAATAAAGACAACTAAACAAAGTAAAATCGTAAACAAAGCAACTTGAATCACAAGCATGCTTCGAGGATTCAAAATCTTAGAACGCTCATCGTGAATCGGATTTGGTTGAACAGGAGGACGAGGAGTTTTGATACTATCTGAAACTGTCTTGATTTTCTTTCCAGCGTCTGCAATTGCACTAAATCCAGCATATTCAGATTGAATCTTAGAATACTCCATTGTTTACCTATTCGGAATAAAAGACTTGTAAGTTCCCAAGATCGGCATGATCACTCTCGCATCACGAGACGCTTGCATGTCTCTCCATCCAAGCAAGTTAGGGGATGCAGCTTGGTTCATAGATTGATAGGGTCCAAGTGTAGCGGCCATTCGAATAAAACGAGTATGTTCAGAAGCGTCTCCAACCATGGCACGACGCACGGGTGGGTTTACCTGACCAAATGGAGAAGTAGGCATTTTGTTTTAGGAACAAGAAGATAATGAGTGTTGTCTCTCCAGAGTTTACTAGACTACTGAGTGTCTACAATGATAATTATGTTGCATATCGCGTAACAGGAAACATTGCAAATAAGACTGCCTATGAAGCAGCTCTAAATGCATTGAATCAACAAATTGCTAACTTACAAAAAAGAGTAGGTGAGAACAAGCAGTATATTCAAGGATTTTTACAAAACTATAGTGATGATAATCCTGAATTGGTCAAGTTACATGAGCAATCTCAACAAATTCAAAAGGTAGGTCCACAAATACAAAGTGAATATGAACTTTCAAAACGTCTCAATACCTCCCCTCAAGTTCAACCTGTAGACCAAACAAGTCTTTACGTTAAAGGAGGCATCATCGTTGCGCTATTAGTTGTTGTTGGACTTGTTGTTGTCTTGTGACCTTTCCAAAGAAGAATGAAAAAGAAGAGAATTACTACGATTGTAAACGCAAGACCATACCAGAAAAATGCCGCATTGAACTTTGTTTCTTCATACTCGCGCAACGCTCGTAATGTTTTTAATTGTTCACGTTCATTGAGGAGAGTTGTATGATCTTTTTGAATAACAACTAATTTGCGAACTAAGTCGTTTCGGTACTGTTCAATATGTCCAGCATCTTGTCGGACCTTTGCAAGTTCGTTCAACATTTGTGTCAAAAGATCAGAAAGTTCAGTATTTAATCGTTTGATGTCATCTACATTTGGATTGCTGGATGCAATCATGGTTTCATAGGCGGACTTTTTGATCGCATACGTCTGTTGAAGAGCGTTCATTATTATTCACTTGCGTTTACATTTTCAACACATTGGCGGTAATATAAACTTCTACCTGCTGTATCCGAGTGTCGTGTAACCTCAATAACATCTCCTGGAATAGCTCCAATCCATTTGACCATTGTATCTTGTGAATCAATCGCAGGTAACTGATCGGGAGATGCAATCTTATATTTTTCAAGAATACCTGTCTTTTCGTCTTCTGTCAAGATACGATGAGGCATTGCCATTCGATGAGTTGTGATATCAAATTGAAGTTGCCAAATGTGGAACAGAACCACACGATTCTTAGCATGTGACTTGACAAGTCGTAGAACATTGTCTGAAGGAGGAGACATTGCAACAATTATGACCCCCGATGTATGTCCGTTCTCCTCGGCAAAGGTAACAATATTTGTAATGTCTCCAGCAAGAACCTTATCCTTTTGACTGAAGCAGACTAAGATAGATCCGACTGTATACAATGTTACCTTCTCCATCTTCTTGTTATCAGTTTCAACCCTCTCAGTGTTTGTCTCAAGTTTACGACGCCCTAGCATAATACGAAGAGTTTCAAGTGCTTTATCCTCCATTGTGTCTCTAGTTCCTTATTGGATAGCAAATTCGTTTTTTTCGAGCAGATGAACAATGAAGCAGTGGATTTGGTTTTTAATAGCAGTGGTTGTAGTAGCACTTGCCTTGAATCTAATTAAAGTTGAACGATTTGAGTCTGGGTTTGTAGACACAAGTCAACAGAAGCGCGCAATGAAGTTGGAAGATTCATCCTATGAACAGAGAACCAATCACTTTATTCAAAATAATGATGTAGGCGATGCGACTGGAATCTCAACACCTTGGCAAGTCAACCAATATAAATCTAAGTTATAATAAATGCCAATCTTCGGAAAAAAATCAGACTGCGAAACACAACTCGCAGCCAGTCTAAAAAACTTTGAGAAACTTCAAAAGGAACATGAGAAACTGATGGACGACTATCTTGAGTTAAATCGCAAGAGTCTCGGTAACTCAAAACTAAGTGACTCGGATCTTGAAGCTGAACTTGAAGCACTCGGAAGGGGAGGTCGTAAGAAAAAGACTCGTTCGCGTAAATCTCGAGGAAGAAAGACACTTAAGCAGAGAAAGTAAGAACAACTAATGTCCTCTAAAGCAAAAATTCCACGAGCTCTTCGTGAACAAGTGTGGTTAGTTCATGTGGGACCTAAGTTCCAAACTAAGTGCAAGGTTTCGTGGTGTACGAATTCCATGAACGCGTTTGATTTTCAATGCGGTCATAATATACCTGAGAGCAAAGGTGGAACTACAGATGTTAGAAACTTAATTCCAATTTGTGCTCGTTGTAACTTAAGTATGGGTAGTCAGTTTACAATTGATGAATGGAACAAGCGTTTTTCACCTCCTCCAAATCGTGTCTGGAGATGGGTCCGTTCATATATTAATTGTCAACGTCTTTGGAGGTAACGGTGCTGGACGTGTTCCTTCAGCGCGATGACGAAGTACCTCGTCCCAAAACGCTTTTAGATCTGGAAAGTGATCAGATAACCACTTTGTGTCTTTAGGAACCAAGTTCTTCTTGACATTCACAAGAACCCAATAAATATATTGATGACCATCTGTCAACGATGCCTGCCACTCACATAGATCGACTGCATCTGGTTTATAATCTACCTTTCCATCTTCATCCACTGCAAAGACTCCTTTTGTTTCAGTGATCCCATCCCACTCGGTAAAATTGACTTGCTTGAAACGAAACTCTACATATTCACATTCGTCAATCCCCGTACATTCCA